ACATATTGCAATAAATAAACTTTGTTAGCCCCCCTTAACTTTCACCCGCGCACAAGAAGACCCGACACGCTCAACACGTGCCGGGTCAGCTGCGGGAGGTCGCGATCTGTCCGAGTCGTCTATTAAATTAGTGGGTAGTTCGTCTGCAGCATATTAAGTTGACCGGGTGTAAACGTCGTCGGTTGGTTTTTCATAAGTTGAATTACAATAGCACCGTTTGGCATATATTGCAGCGTTGCTAAGTTGGTCATTTCGGAGTTTAACGTGATCGAGGACAAACACACTTGGGAGTTTCCGAATATCTTAGCAGGAAGAAGGCACACGTTGGTCTGCTGGGATGTTAGATTGATTGCTTGAGTTGCGTTTAGCTTTACAATCAGACAGCTGGTTGCTTTATTAATATATGCGCTTACCGTCAAACCGTTTACGAGCGTGTTTGTATATATAGTGTTTTGGCATCCTCCGTTCATGGTTCCGAAGATGTTTTGTGCAAATTGTAGAAGTCCTGTCGTGTTTGGGTGGATGCCGTCATTCGTCCAAAGTGAATCCGTTCGGTCGATAAGATAAGGGGCTTTGATCACGACACCGTTGGTAATTGCGTTTGAGATTTCTCGAGTAGTCTCGATATAGAGTGAAGAGTTTTCTTTCGGTGCGTTCGAAGTCACGTAAAACGTTGGAATTTTTTTATATTTCTTGTAGATCTTATTGCAGAAGTTTCTAACTGCCTGCGAGATCCCGCTTTTTCCTGCGTCGTTAATGCCTCCGATCACAAATATGCACTTTATGTTTGATGCGTCCGTGGTGATGTTGTCTATTTCGCTTTCAAAAGATACGTTGACGACACCACCAGTGTATCCGGCACCAGCCACAGCAACGCATTCAGCATCACTCGCGTTCATCAGCTCCATTAAGCGATTTCCGATTACACCACCCTTTGCCCAATCGATTCCAGAGTAGCTCCAGCTATCACCGATGATTACCACTGTGCCGCTTTTTTGATTGTCGACATAATTTTTTACCATTTTTGGCGTTGCCGCGATACCTGCGTTCGCATCGCTCGTCGCGGGGGTATCGTCCGCGGCAAGGCGCACATGACCGTAATTGACTGCGTTTCCCACACCGTAGGTGGTATCTTCGCTAGCGTGGTTATTCGGGGCCTTGGTCGCGATGTCGGCCGTGTTCTGCGTGATGCGTCCGTTATAAGTCTTCACCAGCTCTCTTAGATCCGCGAACTGGCTGTTCGGGTCGGCCCAAAGGAACCAATACCCCTCGTCGGTAAGCTCGGTGCCCGCGGGCACCTCCGGTTTGATAGCGACATACGATGCGCCTGCCGCGTCATGCACTGCATCGAAAAAGTGATACGTGGTGAGCGCGGACCAAAGCGACGGCTTGACGAAATGCGGGGTTACGCGCGGGCCGACACTCATAAGCCCCGACGGGGGAATGTCGGGAATGACCATAGCGCGATCGGTCACGGTGCCCTGTACAACTGCGTTATCGGTCTGCGCGCCGAAGGATGAAACGTTAGGCATAGGTGCTCCCTATCTTAATAGTTGATGCGGACGTGGTAGGTGTCGTCGCGCTCGTCGAAAATCCAGTCAAATACGAGATGTTCCCAGCCCTGCGGGACGACGAGCGCGTACCTCCAGCACCCGGTATCGGGTTCTTGATAGAAGGTCGGGAATACGAACTTTGATTGACGCGCAACGAGTCGCTGCAAATTAGCGTCAATCCATTTGGCAAGGCCGTCGATGTACCGGTCGTAATACTGGCCGTTCTCGATGGACTCGATAACCTTCTCGATCTTCTCGATTGTCTCCGCGTTCTTGTTGGAAAGCTCAATCGTGTCGTTGAGGGGGTCCTTAATCGCGTCGATGATGCAATAGAGGTTCGCGATCAGCTGTTCGGGGCTCTTGACCTCCCAGTACAGTTTGGGGAGTTCCGGGTTCGTCAACATCCATGGATTGAAAAACGGAAGCGGTGTAAACATTCGCTTCACCTCCTTTACCAAAGCGGAACGGTCGGTGTGAGTATCGAGGTGAAAAGCATACGCTCGAGCTCATCGAGAATCATAGCATCTACGTCGACGTACTCGCGTGCGAATCGCACGGCCTTGTCGACCGCGCTTCCCTCGTGCATCGTGTCGGACTCGCGGTCGTTGCCGGTGCTCGCATAGTCGGAGTTACCGGATAGCATCGTCTCGGGGAAGTCCGAGAAAATGTCGCGTGACTTCTCGCGGTCGCGCGATTCCTGGAGGGGATTAAGCCCTTGCTCGACGCGAGCGTATAGCAGTTTGTACTTGGGCATGATCTCGTTGAGCTTGCGAAGATACGCGCGTTTCCACCTGCTCGGTACCGTGATAGACACCTCGCGGTCGTAAAAGCGGTTTAGGAATTTGGTGCAAAGGCGCGTGTACTGCTCGTCGCTGTATGCGTCGAAACGCCACGAATCATCCTCGAGCGGCTTATAGAATCCTAGTTCGTGCCACTCGCCGAGCGTGATCGTCATATAGTCGTAGCGCTCGTCTGTGTTCACTTCGGGAAAATCGAACATATGTTTACCCCCTCTCGAGCATCGTGTCGTAACGGTGCGATATGTCGTAGTTGCTGGACAGGTTGTCGCGAGACCATACGACGGTGATCGGCGCGCCCAGGCGGTTGCCGAAACGTGCGTTGAGCTTGTCGCATGCGTCGCGGCGCGTGTTGAGCGGTGACATGCGCGTGAGCTCGGTCGGCTGCATGGTCGAGTTGACCTCGTCCTCGATCATGCGTTCCTCTTTAAAGGGCATGGAGTCGATACCGAGCTCGCGGTAAATCGCGTCCCACGTGTTGGCCCATTCCTCTTGGAGCTTGTCCCCGATGTACTCGCGTGCGCGCTGAGGCATTGTCGCGGTCGTCTGGATGTCCTGGAAGTTGTCATATCCGAGCACGAAAGGCTCACCGTTTGCAACTGCCTTGTAGAAGTTCTGCACGTCGTAGGTTCTATCTTGAGGCCCGGTAATGGCTAAAGGCATGCGCATATGGAATCTATTGATCTGTTTCGTTCGTATGATGTCGGCCAGCTCGCGCGCCCAGATGTTGATTTTCACGAGCAGGGGGTAGCGGGTTCGGTTCTCCCAGATCCAAACGCCTCGGTCCCAATTGCACATGAAATCCGTCTTGCCGGTGATGCCCATCGCGCGCCATGCGCGCGGCTCGTTGTACATGTTCGGGGCACCCTGCTGGACGGCCCGTAGCGATAGAAGCGTATCGCTCGAGTTTGGAAACGCGAGCGTGGCCGCGCCCTCGGTGAGCAGCGTCTGCTCCAGAAAACACTCGTTGCAGGTTTCCGGCAGGTTGAGCCAGTGGAATCGCGACAGCGCGAGCTCGATCAGGTCGTTTTGGAACATGGCGAAAAGCTGCTGGTTGTACGCTTCGGTCTGCCAGTATGTCGGCTGCGCGCCGGGCCTGTACTTTCGGCTCTGTTTGTAGCCCCTGCGCCCCTTGCTCATGCGCCTACCTCCTTATAGATCGTCGGCGCGTCGAGTGTCGCCTGGAAAGCAGCGTGAACCTTCGCGCTGGATTCGGCCTGCGCGGCCATGAGCTCTTTCATGAGCGCCTCGTGTGCCTCCATGTCCTTGCTGATGGTCGCGTGGATCTTGGCGCGCTCGACCTTGTAGTCGATGATCGCGTCGATCTCCTCGTCTGTCATTCCCTGATAGGTCTCGGCTTTTAGAAGGGTGTTCAAGTCAATTTCTGCCATGGTGCCTCCTTTTACAGATTGTCGTAGATACTCACGCGACCGATTTCCTCCGGTTTGCTCCAGACGGTCACGCCTCTGATAAGTATATCCTTGATCGCGCCCTGTGCGGATTCGAGCGCGTTGCCGTTGCCGCTGCACCATACCTCGGCGCACTTCCAGTACGTGAAATGGCGCATGACCTGCATATGCTCCATGCTGAACTCGCGCATGAGCGCATATCCGTAGCGGGCGAATGCAGAGGCCGCGTTCATGATGTCGCACTCGCGCTGCGTGACGATCTGGGCGAACAGGGCGCGCGGCGCGGTGGTGCTCGACTGCCCGTTCGCGCTTGCTCCGAATTGCGCGGGGGCCGCGATGCCCGCCTGGTTGAGGCCCGCCGAGATCGCGTCGATCGCGGTCGCGTAGGCGCGGTTTGCGTTCGCGTCCCCGGTGGACTTGGTGTTGCCCGCGTTGGTGCGCATGACGGCCGCGTTGTTGTTCGTTACCTTGGTGCTCGCCTCGTTGCGGAGCGTGGTCGCAGATGTGCTCGCGTTGTTCTGGACACCCCATACCGAAGCGGTGTAGTTCGCCGCGTTCAACGTCTTCTGGAGTGCGTTGGTCCGCGCGACGGACGCGGCTGCGGAGTTGCTGGATTGAGAGATTGCCGCGGCCGCGTTCGCTGAGGGGATCGCGACGGCTAGGTCGGCCACGCCTCCGATTGCGGCGTTCCCGGCTGCGAACTCGCCGGTTAGGCCTCCCGTGATGACGGCACCGGCAGTGCGCGCGATCGCGGCCGCGTTGTTGTTTGCCGTGGTGATCGCGATGACATCGTTCTGCAAACCCGTCATCGAAGTAGAGGTCGCGTTATCGGCGTTGCAGTCGGCGCTAAGTTTTTTGTTCGACGCGCTCGCGCCGGTGAGCGCCCAGTCATTCGCATTCTTCGTAACTGCGGTGTTCGCCGCGGTGTTGATCGCGTTGTTGTTGATGACGTTCTTGGCCGAATTGTCGACGTTCGTGTACGCGGTCGCGTTGGACGCGAGCGACGACGCGAGCGCGTTGTCGGCCGCGAGCTTAGCGTGCGCTCGGTTGTATACGGTCGGGTAGGCCGCGCGGCTCGCGGCGCTCTGGCTAACCTGCATAACGGGGAGGTTCCAGCTCTTTAGGTATTCTCCCCACGCGCCTCCGTAGCTGTACGTACGGCCCTCGATTGTCTGGAACGTGAGCGAATCGGTCACGCCGGCGATACCGAGCAGGCGCGCGTCGATTGAGATATACGGCATGACGAGGTTCACGGCGCTCGCGAGCTGGATGCCGTTCGCGCCAAGATCCTCGATTCTCACCGTCGAGGTCTGGCCGCGCTCGTCACCGATGCGGATAGCGGCGTAAGGGTACGTGTAGAGCTTGGCGAATCCAGCGGCATTCGCGGGGTAACCGAAATCTGCCACGCCCGGCTGCATGAACTGCTCGATTTTCTGGACCGAACCCAGGACGGTAATTGAAATGCCCCAAAGCGTGAACGGAGCGGACTGCGTGAGCAGGTCGGACGGCGCGAAGAACACGCCGAGCACGGTCTGTTTCATCCAGGGCGCGTTGGTCTCGAGCGCGCGCAGGAACGGCTGGAGGTCGCCCACGGCTACGGAGTACACGCGCGGCGCGAGCACGCCGGATACGTCGGGCTCTGAAATCGCGGGCACCTTCGGGGCGGCAGCGGTACCGAGGTCGCCCTGGAGATCCGCATAGGTCGCAATGCACGCGCGCTGCGTCTCGGCGCTGTAGTTCTTGTACGCGCGCGCGGTCTCGACATACGGCTCGCCCCCGGTGTTGACGTCGTCGGAGAGCAGGTACGCGCTGTTGTCTCGGGGGTTCGCGAGGTAGTCGGCCACGCTCGACGCGGCAACCGGCGCGTGTCCGCGCTCCAGCAACACGTAGTCGAATCGCATCTCGTTGATATACGTCGTCCATACGTCGAGCGTGAGGATCAGGCGCGTCGAGTTAGGGGAGAGCTGCTGTGCGTCCTGGATGAAATAGCAATAGCGGCGCTTGCGATCGCCTGCGGCGTACGCGAGCGGACGGGCATCGCTCGTCATGCGCGGCAGGTCCACGACGAGGTAGTTGTATCCCTGGGCAGATGTCACCGGCACCGGCACCTTTGACGCGCCGTCGGGCTTGACGTTGAACATCGTGTCGAGGTTCACGGTCTCGCCCTCGAGCGCATCGAACCATGCGTCGCGCGCTGCGTCGTCGTCGAACTTGACGACGTTATCGTAGTCGCCGCACCACGGGACGTTGCACATCTTGAGCCGCGCGGTCGGCTTGAATCGGGAATAGTCGAGCGTGTTGTCGTATTTGTACACGTTCACGTTATCGAGGTTCGGGAAATCGCTCATAGGCCCTCCTTAATAAAATGCGCCCCCGCTCACGCATGAGCGGGGGCGCGGCGCCTTGCACTAACGATTATAGGCTAGGCGATCGTGATGTCCACGGTCTTTGTATGGAGCGTGGTCGAGCCGGAGGGGTTGACGTACGAGGTCGTACCGGTGACGTGGAGGACGTTACCGGCCTCGAGGTCGGACTTCTGGACGTGCAGCACGCCCAGACGGTCGACGCGCGTCGCGGTGTTGAGCGCGATCGGCTCGCCGTCGGCCGCGGCGGTCTCGGCACTCACGCTCCAGGTGACGGCGTTCGGCTCGACGTCGATACCGAGGTCGTTGGCCGTGATGGTGCCGACGAGCTTCACGGTAAGCTGCGTGGTCTCGCCCGGCTTGAGCTGCTGGGAAGCCGCGGTGATGTTGACGTCGGTCACGGTCTGGGTGAGCGTGGTGATGTCGGTCGCGGCGTCCGTGGTGAACAGGATAGCGGGCACGAACGGTGAGCAGGAGACCACTTCCCAGTGGTGCAGATAGTAGTTGGTGGAGTACGTCGAGGGGTTGTAGAAGCTCTCGTTTGCATACAGGAAATCCTCGCACACGAAAAACGCGTCAGTGGTGAGGAGCGCGAACGCGTTGGGTACGGGGATGTCGGGGACGACGACGGTGCGGTACTTGATCTCGGCCTTGTCGAGGTTGAAGATTCCCGCGAGCGTGTCGACGTCGACAGATGCCATGGCGTCTGCGGTGACGAACAGCACGAGCTCCTCGGGATTCGCGAAAACCGGAATACCGTATTCGGCCGACACGGGGGAGTAGAGCGCGGTCGGGAACTTGAGCTTGCTCGCGTAGGCGCGCACGGCCTTGAGGAACTCCTTACCGGTGGCCTCGTCGGTCGGCTCGGCGCTCACGTGGTGCTTAAAGAACCCCCAGTTCTGTTCGTAATAGGACATCTGCGCCATCATGCACAGGTACTCGTCGTAGTTGTCGGAGTTGCGGGGGACGGTGAGCACGGCATCGATCAGGCGGTTGAGTCCGAATTCGTCGAGGAATGCCTGGCGCAGGTCCGGGTATTCGAGCGTGATGTCGTAACGGTCCTCGCGGTTTACGGTGTGATACCACACGGCGGCCTCGGGGCGGCTGATCTTCTCGAGCGCCGAATCCTCGATATTGTACGTGTGCGCCTTGATCCATTTGAGCGCGGACTCCTGGATGGACGAACCGTAACGCATGGCAGCGCCCTTGAAGACGCGCAGGGGGTTCTCCCATTCCTTGTTGTGGATGATCTGGTCGCCGACGCGGTTGATGTACGCGTCGATGAACTCGTTCAGATAGCGGCCGTTGTTGGGCTTGAATAGGAACTTGCTCGTCGCGTCGATGCCCGCGATGGTCGGGTCGGGCACGCGCTGCTGGAAATCGTTGGTCGCGGACAGGTACACGCGGCCCGCGATCGTGGTGTTGTTAGTTGCCATCTATTAATCTCCTTACAGGTCGAGATCCATGTCGTCGTAGTCGGGAATGATGTCGGCCTCGCCGTCGTCGGTCACGACATCGGCGTCTCCGTCGCCGTCGACATCCACCACGTCGGCACCGTTGTCGATGTCGATCGCGGCAGCGGTCGTGCGCATCGCCTCGAGTGTCGAGGTGATGTTGCCGAGCGTGTTCTCGATGCGCTCCAGGCGGTTGCGCAGGTCGTCGAACTCGCCGATGCGGTGCGCATCCTCGCCGGACGTGTCGGTCTCGTCCTCGATCTCCTGCTCATCCCGGGTCAGGTCGTCCTCGATCTCGGGCTTCTCGTCCTCGTCCATGTCAGCTCCTTTCTATATAGCTATAAATAAGGGCGCGATGCGAACAGGCTCTCGCCTGCGCATCGCGCCCATTATATAACGCCTTTGCGAAACTTTGGCGCGTGCGGCTGAAACACGCCGCCGAGCGTGCGGGGTTCGGGTATCGACCGAACGATATAGCTGTCCCGAATCGTCCCTACTCGCCGCTTGCCGCGCGAGTCGTCGCGGGCGTCGCGGTCATTTTACGCCATAGAGCGACATCGCGTCCAGGAAACCCTCGCGCACCTTCACCGAATCGAATAGCACGCTGCCCTCGTAATACATCTGGACGATGGCGCGCAGGGTTTTCACGGCGCGCTGCGCGGCGATGCGGTTCGGCGTGTTGTCGCGCCTCGTGAGCGCGAACACCGGCTCGGTGTTCTTGGGAATCTTGCCGGTGATGTAATAATATCCCTCGCTCATGTCAATCCAGATGCCGTACTCGTCGCCCATATGTACGCACCCCATGACGTACTTGGCGCGCGGGGGTTTCTTGGAGATATATCTGTCGTCCTCGGCGAAATCGTTAGCGTAGGTGGCTTTCGTGTAACCGGTGACCTGGCCCATGCGGCCCGCGAGCGTGTTGTCCATGCGGTAACGGTCGTGCTCGTCCGGCTCGACGTAATGGAGCAGTGCCATCTTGTCCAGGTACCACGTATAGCCGAACCTCGGCACGCCCTTTACGCCGATCGCCGTGAAATAGGGGTTCAGCAGGTCGACGGCGTTGCCCAGCAGGAAGACGTGCGGCTTGATGCGGTGGCCGTCGTAGGGATCCTCGCGGGCGCACGAGTCGGTGATTCGCGCCAGCATGTTCCACTCGTTGCGCTTGTAGGTGTGAGTCGCGTCGATGTTCTCGATAATGGCCTCGTCGAAGATGATGTTCTTTACGTTGAAGAACGTGCGCTTCTTGGTTCCCTGCATCTCGGCGTAGCCGACGACGTATCCGCATACCTTCCAAGGCGTGCCCTTCTCGACGTCGGCGGGCCGGTATTTGAACTCGTTGTTCTCGCACTTGAAGTCGTACTTACCGAACTCCTCGTCGGTCGCGGCCAGTTTGTCGAAGTATCCCTTCTTCACGGCGTCGCGCTCGTCGAGCGTGCGGCAGACCTCGACGAAACGCTCGTCGCGCCTGATCGCGGCGTTGAGCGCGTAGGCGCGCAGACCGTACGTCTTGCCCTTGTTCGGCGCGCCGACGACCATCGTTATATCCGCGTTGTAGCTTAGGGTCTTCTCCCAGTTGTAGTGTATGCCGTCGTTCAGGTTTACCATTCGACCTCGTTCCCTTCATCGTCTATGTAAGTGTAGCTCGCGCGCCCGCCGTCGTAGTCGATGACGCGCTCGGTCGTGTCCACGGTGCGCCCGTACCGCTCACGCATATATGCGACGGTGCGGGCGTTGCCGCCCTTCTCCGAATCGCCGAGCACGCGGTCTGATGCGTAGAGCGCTATCGACTCGTGCGCGCTCACGTGCGCGGTCACGCCGAGGTAGTCGGTCACGTCAATGTCCAGCACGTCGGCGGATGCCGGCCGGTAATGCTCGAGCGCGTGGCAGACGGCCTGCGACACGCGCACCCCCCAGCCGAGCACGCGCGGCGCGACCTCGGCGAAACCGTGGCCGGCGCTCATGTCGTCGATCCAGTTCTCGATATGGTACATACCCGTCGGGCGCGACAGGCCCGCGCACGTGATATGCGCGTGGGCCCCGTCCCAGCTAACGCGCGCCTTGTTCCAGGCGTCCATATGGAGCGGGTACGCCTCGCCCTCGACCTCGAAAGTCCCGACGCCCGCGAGCGTCGAGGCATAGCCGGGGAAGTTCGCGCGGATGCGGCCCATGCACGAGTCGATAGAGGCCGTGACGGCCCCGTGGAACGGCGCGAGCGCGTCCATGAGGTCGTTCGCGGTGACGTCCGCATCGCACGAGATCTTCAACGAGTCGGTATCGCCGCCCAGCACGCGCACGCGCTCGCCGAGCGCGCGGTATATCAATTCGATTGCCGAGACGATCGCCATGCGGGACCCGCCCACGATGCGCAGGCCGTACGGATAGAATACGAGCTTGTTTTTCGCGTCCTCGTAATGCGCCTCATAGGTCTCGCGCGACACGACGGTCGAGCGGTCGACGCTTATCTCGCCGTCCTCGACCTTGTAACCGGGCTTGAAGACATCTTGCGACTCCATGCCGTAAATCGAGTTGAACATTCCCTTGACGGTCGAGTTGTAGTACGCCTCGAGGTCGGCGCGCTCCATCTCGCCCGAGCGGATGCGCGCGGCGATGCCCTCGGGAATCGTCTCGGGGATGTCCGGCGCGTACGGTGTGCCGGTGGCGTATGTCTTCAGGATCTCCTTGCATGCGGCCTTGCGCGCGTAGAACAGGTTAGACAGCAGCGTCACGTAATCGGGCGGCTTGACGAAACTCATAGTACCCTCCCCCAAAATTACCTCCATCGAATCCCAGGCATATACCCGGCTCATGCACCACAGCTCCAGCTCGGACACGTTGACGATTGCGGAGTCTGCGGAAACCAGCTTACCGAATGCGAAGCGCCCGTTGTATGCGGTATCGACATATCCGGCGCTGCGCACTGCGGTCACGCCGTCGCGGTCGGCCTGCCCGCCCCAGTCGCCCAGCTGGCCCTTGGCCTTGAATTTCGCCTCGGACAGCAACGCGATGTCCCAGCACTCGAAAGCGCTCCCCTCACGCAAACGCATGTTCGTAAACCGAATCTGGGCGTGGAAGGCGCACCCGAACGGCTCCTCCCAGTGGCGCCTCGCCGCCTCGAGGCCGGGCGAGCACACCGTCTCGGCCATGGACTGTAGGACGGGGGGCAGCAGGCCCCGAAAGTTGACCGGGCACATATGCCCGTTGATATATGCGTGGTGCGCGGACGTCTCGTCAATCGAATAGACGTTAGATTGCACGATGCCGGAATAGCGCGCACTCGTGAGCGTGAAACCGCCTCGGAAACAGGCCTTGCGCAGCGCGTACTGCGCGTAGGTCGGCGCGAGCTCCTCGGCGCACATGCGCTCGAAAGCGGCCTGCACCGAGATCGGCCTACCCTTGGCCCGGGGAATGCGAAGGCGTCCCGTCTCCATCTTACCCGCCTGTCGCACGAGCGACGTCTTGGTAAGCACGCGCACGCCGAGCCACTCGGGGCGCAGCCACTCGTTGGACTCGAGCAGGTAGCGAAGGTATGCGGGGATGACCTCTGTGTCGCGCCCGGCGTAGAAAAACTCCTCTTGCGTAAGCGGAGTCTCGGGTGTTCGGATCTTGGAGTAGTCCCAGTCGCCCTCGGCCTTGGGGAGTCCAGCGGCCTCGCCCATCTTCGCGAGTCCGCGCATTTCCAGATAGAAGGTGTCCCAGAAACGGAGCTTGACCGCGCCGTCGCGCACGATGTCCACGGTATAGGCGCTCGTCGTGCTCTGGGCGGACACCTCCATATCCCAGCGCTCGTTGAGGTCGTGCATGAGCGGTTGGAGGTCGAACATGAGGTTATAGGCGCAGATGATCGGGATAAAGTGTTCGCGCTCCCCCCAGGCGATATACTCGTCGATACAATCTTGCATCTCGCCCTCGTGGCGATAAAAGCGGATATGGCCCGCGCCGGGCTCATAGGTCCGCAGGTCGCACCCGCGCAAATCGTTGACGATGAACAGCACGGGATAGGCGCGCCACGTGTTGCCGGAGCGGTCGATACATATGTTGCACGTCTCGGTGTCATAGCTCGCCGCTACCCGAAACTCCGGCCTTTTCGGCTTGAATCCCATTCCCGCACCTTTTTTTCCTACCCGAACATTACGATCTTTGAGGCCCATACCGCCGAGCCGGCCAGCTCCGCGTCGAAATCAACCTCGCCGTAGAAGGCCTCGTTCTCGGAGGTCAAACCCTCGACGAGCGACGTCTGCGCTCCCGCCGATAACAGGCTGTCGAGCGCCTTCCTGTTGGCCCCGATAACGCGGTCGTAGGCCTCGGATAACGACGTCACCCCCAGCCCCTCCATGATCAGCCTGTTGCGCTCCTTGGGATCCTTCCCACGCCAGAAACGGCGCGTCGCGGCATAGAAGACCGATACGGCCTCCTTGCCGCCGTCGCCGAGCGTGCTCGGGGCTCCCGAGCGCGCCAAGTTGATCTGGCGCTGGAATATGAGGTTCGACCGCGCGGCGCGCGACCTCGCCTTGCGCGGCGCGGTCGTCATGCGGTCGAGACGCTCTGCGGCCTTCTTGGTTCGCGTCTGCGCCTCGGCTACCTGATGCACCTGTCTCGTCCCCTGGTATGACTGTGAAATCTGCTCGCGCACGCTCGCGATATAGTCGGCGCGCGCACGCTTCTGCAACGTGCTCATGCCGCTCACGTCCTCGCGCTCCAGGCGCGCCAACAGTCGCTTGGCGCGGCGTCGCGCGTTGTATACCTCGTCCGATGTCCTTTTCGCACGTGCCATAGGGCTCGACCTCCAAAATAAAAGCGGTGCGGCCTTGACCGCACCGCCTGATGTTAAAGCAACGGGAGCTGAGGATTAAGTCTTGACTAGACGAGCACGAGCGTCTTGCGGGTGTTGCCGTTGGGGAGCTTGCTGGAAACGAGCTTCATCGGGACGATCTCGCCCTCGTCGAACAGGCCCGCGGCCATGAAATTATCAGCGGCGTTGCGGACGCCCTCGGACTGGGAGAAATAGGCGGTTCCGTCCTCGCAGACGAGCGTGGTGTTGGTGCAGGGGGTATCGACGCCGTTCTTGTCGCGGGCGCGGCGGATGCCGGGCTTGGTGAACACGCCGATGACGTTGAGGGTCTTACCCTCATAATCGGCCAGCGACTCGGCGTTGTTCATCGCGTTGACGACGAGCTTCTTGGTCTCGGTGTCGGTCGCCTTGATGCTGGAGTAGCTTGCGGGGGTGTAGAGGTCGGTGCAGTCGTCCATAGGTGCGAGCTGAGTGTTTTCGTTAGTCATAGTGAGGTTCCTTTCCGATTGCGTAGTTCATAGCGACTTTGAGAAAAAGTCTTGTAGGAATTGAGTAATAGTCAGATTCGGTCTCGACTCTTGTGATCGAGATGAACGAATCTCCTAGACGTTGGCGGAGCGTGTTCGTCGCCTTCACCGGGTTCGAATAGTCACCGTAGAGGTCGTATTCGAAATCAATCAACTTGCCCTTGGCGACTGTCTTGCCGATGCAATGGCAAATCTGGATTCGACGCCCGATTCGACCGCGCTCCTTCTTTGCGTTTGACATGAAAAGCACCCCCTTCCCGTTGCTGTCATGGAGATTATAGAAAAGGGGCGCTTTACGTGTCAAGGGTTATTGCAATAATTTTCGCTTATCTGCGCGTGCCGTCGGATACGTAGCATTGCAAACGATCGAGTGCGTAGCCGTACATGCCTGCGTAGCCGTCTCCACCATAGGTAGATCCGTCATCACACACCTCGTCCCAGTATCCGGCGTGCGCGACGTCCTGGGAGCGATAGTATACCTGCTTATAGTCGCCGTCGGGCGTGATGTAGTACATCTGCACGCCGTCGATAGTCTGGCCCCACAGACCAGCCATACCGTTAACGGAATCGCCGTAGTTCGCCGTCTGAACCCAATCGAGCCAGCCTGCCTCCTTAGTGTGAACACGGTAGCGAAGAGCGCCGCTATCCACCCAAGCAATAAGCATGTCATGAGTGCCGTATGGCACGCCTGCAAAGCCCTCGGAGTCGCTATCGTTGAAGTTAGTGACGGCCTCATTCCATGTGCCATATCGGTTATGAAGCGCGTAATGGATGTTCACGCTCTTACCGGTGGACTTGGGGAAGGTCGCGCGAGTCGCGGATGCGGAGGGCTGATACGTCCCCCCGTTTCCATCGGTGGGCGCGATCGGCGCGACATAACCGGAACCGAGATATGACGCAACGGCCTGCTTGAACTCGAACCACGTCTTACCGTATGCGCGGAAATAACCGACCGGGTCGGTATGGTCGGAACCACCCCAGCGCCGAGCGGCCTCATAATGGGACAGCAGGCGCGACGTGTCCCAACCGTGGGCGCGGAGCTCGTCACCCGCCCACTTGACGGCCTCGCCCCACTGTTTCACGAAATCGGAGGTGTTAGTGGCGTGCGCGAGCTCGATGCCGATCGTGTACCCGTTACCGTTGCCGACATGCCAGCAAAGACGGTTCTCGGGTACCGTGTTATAAACGGTCGACCCGTCAAGCTCCATAACGTGATGTACGGCGTACGTGTCGTCACCGCGCCAATACAGCACATGGTTCCACGCGGAAGCGCCGGGGTTCGCCGTCTCATGGATAACGAGGTACTGTGCGTTGAGATAACCGTGACCGTTGCTCACATAGGAATTTCGGCTCTGATACGCCTCCGCGCCGGTAGGTACCGAAAAGGCGATGACGATCGCGAAGAAAAACGCGGCAAGCGCCGCGCCTTTCTTCCGCTCGATGCGGTTTGCTTTCATGTCGCTAGACCTCCTTGGTCGTAATGTTGTCGAGCTTCTCGGAAAGCTTAGCCATGATCAGGCTATTCTCATCGATAGTCTTGCGAAGCTCCTCGATAGTCTTCGTGTTGCTGTAGTACATCATCACGAAAGCCGCGATAGGAAATGCCACGTTGCTCACCAGATCCGTAACAGAATTGACGTCCATTTTTTCATTGCCTCCTTTCCGGCGGAAAAAAGGGAACCCGGCCCTTTTGCCGAGTCCCGTAAGCCTAACGGTATTGTATATGCTGTTCGCGTAATTTCGCGTCAACCTCCGCAATAATCCTTCTTGTGCGCTCGCGCTGGATGCGGCAGATAACCTGATTGCAACGGCGCATCTCACGCGTGTAACGCTCGAAACGCCCGTCCTCGTCTGCTGCGCAGCACGCGAGAACGCGCAACGCCTGGAGATGTTTAAACCGATATACAGCACCTTTCAAATACGTCAACAGATCTTGATCGTCAATCGTGTGATAGGCGCTTGCACGTGCGATAAGAAGCGCTCCCATGTCACGTTTTAAAAACTTCTCATCGTCGTAATGCTGAATACGCACTTTATCATCAGCTGATAAAGGAAGGCGCTCTTTATAGACGGTCGTTGCGTTATCTAGCGCATCAGATAAAACCTCGGACATTTTATATCACGCCCAATAATCAAAATCGAGACCGTAAACGTTCGAACGACGCCTTTGTTCCCTTAAGATCTTCTCGAGCGCCTGCCTTGCTCGCGAAAGCTCCTGTTTCGAACTTAACTTCTCGTTAAGAAGCGCGCCGCAGTCGGCCATAAGACCGACGCGCGAAATTGAAAGGTCCTCGTCGGTCATGACGCGCAGCTTGGATTGCTCCATATAGAGCAAAGCGTCAATGCCTTGGTAATGGAACAACATGCTAAGCATATCGGAGTCGTGAAACACTTGCTTCTCACGTTCCTTCACGAGCGCGTGTATCCTGCGAAGCGCCTTCACATAGGCCTCGGCCCGGCCTTGATTAAGCAGCTTAAGCGCGTTGTCCCATTGAACCGTTAACGAGGTTTCATACCACTTCATAACTACTTCCGCCCGTTCTTTTCACCCTGGATGACTGTCGTGATGATGACCGGCTCCTTGGGAGTATGCGTCTTGCTCACAATGACCATGGGCGCATACTCGCGACGCGCCCCGCTATAGAACTTCACCGTCGAGCCGAGCGCTCGATGCGGGCGCAGCGCGAGCATGAGCTTTGCGGAGTCGTAATCGGGAATAAGGTTAGCGAACTCGCGATTGTCGGGTCGGTATTTAAGCAAACCGTCCAGGACGTCGGTGCGATCGATATACGCGAGGTCTTTACCGTGGAGTGCGCGAAAGATCATACCCGATTGAAAAAGGCCCTCGACGCGGTGCAAAACGTAGCTATTCGTCGCGTAGACGACTCGATTATGTACGCACACGCTGTCGTATGGTGCATGCGTGCCCGGCTTGCACGTGGTCGCGCACAGTGCCCTCCACAAACTCTCGATTTCGGACTTGTTCATGGCGATCCTTTCCCTCGTCTGTTTGGAACTTGGTTATTATTTTAACGGCCGTTGTTATAATTGCAAGTTGTTTTTTTGTAACGGTTAGTGTTATTATATAACTTGTAAGGCAGGGAGACAGAAAGGGAGTTTGATATGTCTCACATGTTGTATGGAGTTTCTAGCAGAGAGATCATCTTTAATGGTGAACATGATTTCGAGGACATGCGCAAAGGCGCGTTCTACTGGAACGATTTGGAAGTTGAGGACCCTGAAATGAAACTTATGTACAGAGTCTTCAATGGCAATTAAGGAGTATTTCATATGACCGATTTCAAGCAATTCAACGTCTGGTATTACGACTTCACACACAACGACAAGCGCGTGAAGACTTGCACCAGGATTGAAGACGCGCTTACATTCACTCGCATGCTCGTACGCGATCGCGAGAAGTTGCACGTTAGATTTCTGAGCCTGGAAAGTGTATACTGATTCTCGTACACTCCCATACAGTCGCGATCTGCTAGACGACTCGGACAGATCGCGCCCTCCCGCAGCTGACCCGGCACGTGTTGAGCGTGTCGGGTCTTCTTGTGCGCGGGTGAAAGTTAAGGGGGGCTAACAAAG